GGAATGATTGAACGTGATAGAGAGGTTATGAATATCGTAAGAGAGGCAATTGGTGCAACGCCAAAGCCCTCAGATGAGCCTGTGAACAACGATATTCTAACAGGTGGTGCAGATACCCAAAGCAAAACTGGGAAGTCCTATTCAACACCTACTGGTGGTTTGAACGGAACAGCCAATAGTGTGAGTTCTGACGACAACTCTATCTCAAACCTATATAACGGATAGGAATATGTATAACAGAGTAAAGCTAAAATACTTCGGTTCACCTGTTCTTATGGAACAGTCATTTGTAGATAAATATTTATCTATTCTAAGCAGCAAAGCAGATATTTCACCTTCTGATATTCAAGACACTAATACAGAAATGAAAAAACGTTGTATCTACAATCCAGACACTTCTGTTGGCATTGTTGATATTTCTGGTGCTCTCACTTACAAGCCCACTCCAATGAGTATGCTTTGTGGTGGGTACAGTTATCAAGAAGTTGAGAATGATTTTCAATATCTAGCAGATAGTGGAGCAAAAGTCATTATTACAATGATGGATACTCCCGGTGGTGAAGCCTACGGTGCATTTGAAACAGCCCTCTCACTTAGAAACATTGTAGACAAGTGTGGTGCTAAGTGGGTTGCATATAATGACGGAATCATCGCTTCTGCTGGCTATATCCTTTCTTCTCCTGCTGACGAAATAATTGTTAACCCAGACAGCGAAACAGGGTCTATTGGTGTTGTCTCTACACTTATTAACAACAGTAGACAATTGCAAGAAGAAGGTATTGATAGAACATTTGTATACGCTGGTAAGAATAAAATCCCTTTCTCTGCAGATGGTGGATGGAGTGAGGAATATATCTCTGATTTACAAATGAAGATAAATATCCTTTACATGAAGTTTGTACAACATGTTTCATTGTTTAGGCCAATGTCTGAAAACGAAGTTAGAGCAACAGAGGCATCTATGTTCACAGCCACAGATGCTCTAATGAACCACCTCTGTGATAAGAAAATGACTCGAAATGAGTTTGCTGACTATGTTGTAGAACTAGCACAAGGTGGTGAGTCTACCAATGACCCAATGAAAGGAAAAGGAAATATGAACGTGTTTGAGAAGTTTCTCGGTATTAAGAATGAAGCAAGTGTTGACAGCAAGTATCAGACAATTAAAGCAGAGTATGAAGCATTTGCAACAGATGCTGTTGCCAAGTACGAAGAGCTTCAATCCACTCTGGATACAACAAAGAGTGAAATGAGTGTTCTGAAAGCTAAGTACGATGCACTGGCTTCTTCTATTGCAGACACAGAGTTCAATAAACGAAATAAAGAACTTACATCTTTGTTTGGTGAAAAAGAGGCATCCAGCATCGGAAAGATTCTTTCTAAACTTGATGACACTGAGTATGAACAAGTTGTTGCATCTATGAAAGCTAAACAAGCTATTGCTGATAAGGCAATTGAAGCTGAGATTGGCTTTAGTGGTGAAAACAAAGAAGAAGTTAAATTGGAAGATGTGAGTGGTACTAAGAAATTGCTTGCAGCTAAATACGGTAAGAAAGTTTAAGGAGAGAATATGCCTATCATCGGACAAACAACGAATACAGACGGTAACTTGGTAATTTATGAAGAAGGTTCTTGCGTAGGTCGGACACGCAAAGGTGTGACAGTTAATGAGACTGTTGACACAGTGTATGGAAATGGTCTTGTGCTTGGTAAAGTAACTGCCACTGGTAAATATAAGGTGTGCTCTCCTGCTGCTGCGGATGGTAGTCAAAATGCTGCTGCTGTTCTGCGTTGGGATTCGAGTGGCTTTGCTAGTGAGTTTACAGTTAAAGCAACTATCGACACTAAAGTTGTCGTGTCAGTAGAGGGCCCGATGATTCTGTCCAAAGATGCTTTGCGATTTGGTGCTGGTTTCACTACTCAGCCACAAAAAGATGCTGCTATTGCACAGCTTGAAGCTCTCGGTATGAAGACCACTGTAACAGCTTAACCAGACAGAACACATAAGGAAACATAATGGCACTAATTACTAAATACGATAATCCCTTTAAACTTGTAGACCGTACAGATGAGCTGCTGATTATTCCTAATCAGTGGGGTTTGGTAAACGACTTGGGTATTTTTAAAACCAAGTATGTAACTGGTACTACCTTCTATGTCGATGAGCATGAGCAATACACTGGTTTGCCAGTAGACTTGCCACGCGGAACTAAGCCTTCTGCGGGTAAAGAAGATAAACGCCGTCGTCGTTACTTTGAAACACCGCATTTTCCATTGCGTCAGTCCATCAAGCCAAGCGATATTTCGCAAAGCTCACGTAATGGTGACGGCATGATTGACTCTCTTGATTTGGCACGTATGGAAAAGATGGAGTATGTCCGTCGCTCTTTTGCTATTTTGAATGAAGTTGCTAAATGTCAAATGCTGTCCACTGGCGATGTGTACAGCCCCAACGGTAACGTTGTGCTGAACGTTTATACTGACTTCGGTGTTACGCGTAAAGACATCGACTTCACTCTAGGTACTGGTACCACTGAAATCTTGATGAAGGGCGAAGAAGCAATCGCCCACACACAAGATAATATCAATAACGGCGGTATCATGAATGGTGTGATTGCATTGTGCCATCCTACATTCTTTAATCGCCTTATCACCCATCAGAATGTGAAGACAGCTTATCAGTTCTACAATTCTGCACAAGAGCCTCTGCGTCAGCGTCTTGGTGGTGCTAACTCGATGTATCGCCGGTTTGAGCATGGTGGTATCACTTACATCGAGTATCGTGGTGCTACGAGTGCTGGTGTGCCGTTTATCCCTGCTGGTGAATGCCGTTTTGTACCAACTGGTACTGACTTCTTCAAGACCTACTACACCAGTGCAGATAAGTTCAGCTATGTAAATGCCCCCGGCTTGGAAGCCTACTACTTTGAACGCCTCGATGAGGATGACGATGAGTGGTCTATTGATGCTGAAACGAACTTCGCTAATTTGTGCCTAAACCCTAAGATTATGATTCGTGGCTTTAGCTCTAACTAAGAAGTAAGTAAGTTAAGAGATTATCTATTAAACTGGATAATCTCTTTTCTATACCGCTTTATCCAGAGTAGTACAGAAAGGGGATTATATTGCTAGACCCAGCAAACTCTGCAATTGACAGAATTAAACTTGCTTGTGGTGATACAGAAAAGCCATATTGGCTTGATGATTCTGTATATCAACATGCTATTACAAGCAACAATGGAAATGAGAAGTCTGCAATTAGACAATGCGCTTATTACATTCTTGCACAGCTCTCTCGTAATGCACATGAGAAACTTGTTCAGATTGAAATATATGGAAAAGAGTATTTTGACAACTATAAAGAGTTCATTCAAATGGTTATCAAAAACCCTTCAAGTGGTAATGTAGCACCAGTTCCGTATGCAGGAGGTGTAATGAAAAATGAACAATCTCAATACGTCTCTAATGGTGATGTAAACATTTATAAAACACCGCTAAAAAGAATTAGAAGTAGAATGACAACATGTTAAACAGGTTCTATTCAAACATACACAGAGTTGTTGCTAGACACTGTCAGTCTGGTGGTATTGATGGGATATTTAGAAGGATTGAACAACTCTATGACCCAGCCACAGGTAGTAACAGTGAAGCATACACGGACTATAAGTTCAGGGCACTAGAGTTTGACTATGAGCGTTATAACTCTGGTGAGACAACAATCAACGGAACTCTTGTAGAACGTGCTGATAAGCAATACCTAGTTGACCCAACATCTATTACAGACCTTTCTGATAACCAAGTATGGCCTTCTGTACTTCCTGAAAAAGGAGATATTGTGATAGTGGGTGGGTTGGTTAGCAGTGTTGTTCTCATTAAAGAAATATCACCAAATAAGGAAAACCCTGTAATGATTGAAATCCAGACAAAACGATGAGCTTTAGCAGTGGTGCTGAAGATGTAAGAAAAGAGCTTCTTAGGCTATCCGCTTCTAGGTGTAGGGAGTTGTTTAAAAAGATAGTAGATGATACACCAATTGACACAGGAAAGGCTTCTGGTAACTGGCAAACATCTACCAGTGAGCCAACCTCAGTTATAGAAAGACTTGGAAAAGAGGCTGCAAGGTCTGAGATAGATAGTGTTATTTCTGACGACTATTTCGTTAGAAATAAGCAGGTGTATTTCTTCAATAATCTTGATTATGCTTTTGGACTTGAGTATGGAAACCCACACTATACAAATCCTGCAGCACCGTTCTCTATGCAAGCACCAAGCGGAATGGTGAGGATAAACATTAAGAATTTCACCGTATGAGGCATATATGAGTGACAAGGCAATAAGGAAAGCATTGGAGGGCACATTAAAACTGTTGTGCGAAAGCATAGTGCCTAAGATTCCAATCTCATATCAGAATGTAACATTTACGCCAAAACTTGGTGTTCCATATGTGCAGTGTTCTAT